CCAAAAATACAAATGAAGAAACTATACTTTGATGCTAATTTCAAGGTTTTAGGAAACATGGAGCTTAATAACGAGGTTGCAACACAGCAAGGGTGGATTAATTTTATTCGTGAGGTTAAAGATAACCCGACAATTGTTAAGCGTTTGAAGTGGAAAGAAGTTATGAAGAAATACCTTGGGGCGTTTGGAATAAAAGACGATGCTGAAGGTGTTTTTATTGATGAGGCGATTATCAGAGAAGTTGAACAGCAGGAAGCACAGGCGCAGCAAGACCAGCAACAGCAGCAAATGGCTATGATGGAACAACAGAAACAAGAGCAGCTTGCACTCGCGCAAAAAGACAAGGTTGATAATATCAGTATTTACGCAACACAGAAAGATATTGACGCAGATACTAAGATCAAACAGATGAGAATGGAAGCTATGCTAGAGGCATCTATGCCGGGTGCTAATGTTAACGGTCAGGGGNGAAGAATGGAAACTATATTTATTATAGGTTGTTTGATTTATTGTTTGAGTGACTACAACCATGAGATATCACAGGATGCTGAGATTAAGGCATTAAAGCAGGAAGTTGTTAATAGTCAGGCCGATTATCTTATATGGGAAAATCAATATGGCAAAGGNATTAAGCGAGTCGACAAGACAAGAGTTGAATAATGGTACATCGTAACAAGTTCAACCGTGAGCTTGATAATTACTTCATACCACTTGGAGTTAAACACAGGTCACATAGTAAAAATGATGGATTAACAAAGATAAAGTCAGGCAACAATAAAAGACAGATGATTATATTAGCAAAGGAAATGGGCATACCTTATGGACGAAGTAGCGAAACAGTTTAAGGGATTTAGGCAAACGCATTATTATACTGCGCTAGTTGGGCTTTTGGAGTCAGGCAAGCAAGCCGGGATTATTGAGGGCGTGAATCTATATAGCAAAGATATCTTAGACCAGACAGCGATTAAGCGTATATCTACACAGACAAAGATGTTCAGCGAAGTTATTTCCCGTATTAACGGGCTATGTGATTATGCAGATCAAAAGATCGAGACAATAAACGAGGATGAAGAGGAGACGATAAAATGGCGAGTGTGAGGAATAAACTGATACATGAGGAACTAGCAGAAGGCAAGGCAGCGCAAGAAGTTGAACTAGAGCCGGAGTTTGATATTGACGAAGATAAACCAGAGTCAAGGATTATCGTTGATGATGATCTAAGGGCAGAAAGATTTGTAGAGTTTCCAGCGTCACGTCATTTGGATAAGTGCAAATTTAGATGTTGTGCAGAGTTTGACGTAACATTACAGCACATGAGCAAAGTTGTGCGTGATTTAAATGGGCGTAAAGTTGATGGTGTGTTTGTTAATGACGTTATAGGTCGTTATGGCTTTTACAACGGCGTACAGATCAACAGGGCAGCACTAGCATCAAAGTATAAACGTAGTGTTGAGGAGCTTGAATTTGTGCATGACAAAGTTAAAGCTATTGTACAGCATGAGGATTTTAAGGCAGCGTATGAAAAGTATGTTGATGGAATGAAGAAAGAAGTCATCAAAGATATTGATGATAAAACTATTTATGGAGAATAAGAATAATGGAAGAAGTTAAAACGCATGAGATATTAAATAGTGATGGTACTGGTGATTTTGGTTATGCTTTGTTTGCATTAAGAAATGGCAAAAAGGTAGCTCGTAAAGGTTGGAACGGTAAAGGAATGTGGATAGTACTTTCCGAAGGTTATAAAGAATTGCCAGTAGATAGTGTATGGAATGAACATAATAAACAGGTTGCTATTGATAATGGCGGTACTGTTACGGTTTCTCCATATATTACGATGAAAACAGCAGATAACAAAATACAACCCGGATGGCTAGCTAGTCAAAATGATATGTTAGCAGAAGATTGGGAAATAATTAAATAGAAAGGCATTTTATGACAACACAAGATAACGCAGACCCTAATCTTGATGATATGTCGATGGAAGATATAGAGGCTTACCAAGAATCTTTACGCTCAGGCGAAGAGTTCAAGACAGCCGAAACTATTGAAACCGTTGAAAATCAAGAAGAGGATAAAGCTGCTATTAATCAATCGGGAACGCAGGAGGCTCTAATTGAGTCGAAACCAGAAGAAAAGCAAGCAGTATTTTTGAGTCCTTATTTAAAGGGTAAATCTGTCGAAGAGGCAAAAGGGTTAATTCAGAAACAGTTGGATTATATCGCACAGAACAAAGCAACAGCCGAAGAACTAGAACAGATATACTTGGATAATATGAGGACAGCATCACAGATTGATACTACCAGAGGCGATTTAAAGAAGAAACTCAGAGAAACGCCAAAAGTAGAGCTAGAACAGGACGAAGATGATCCGCTTAATCAATTTGACCCGGAAACCGTAAAAGCTACGGAATTATTAGTTAATAGAGTGATAAGCAATAATCAAACTAGGGTAATTAAGCAACAAGAATCTATACGAAATGATAATTATCAATACTTACAGTCTATTAAGAATAATCCGGCTATTTACAGTATTATCGAGCCTGAATTGACTAAAGAGGTTACAGCTAATCCTAGTATAGTATTTCAAGCTGGATGGATACAAGAATCTGCGATGAGAATTATTAACAGTGCTTTATCTTCTCCTAAACCCGAACAGAAACAGGATTTAAGCAGTAAGAAACAGGCAGCATCAACGATAGGCGCAGGAGGCGGGTTCACACCGTCAAAACCTACTAAGTCCGAAGATGACATGTCAGCCGAAGAGTACCTGGCTCATATGCAAGCTAAGGGATTAATTAGAACAGGTTAAATGGTGAATTATTATGGTAGATCAAGCAGCTAGTCACGCAGCTTTAGTTAACGCTTCAAAGATTTATTACAGCAAAAAGATTTTAAAGGATTTCGATTCCAAGTTAGTATGGTATTCTAACGCTCCAGTAATGGAACCTATCGACAAAGGGATGGGGAAAGTTATTGAGTTTACAAGATACCAGAAAATAGCAGGGGTAAGGGCTGATGATTCAACTGAGTTTGCATCACAGCAACTATATCTATCTGCAACTATCGTACAGGCTACACTTAAAGAAAGATCAGGATATGTACAATTAAGTTCATTTGCTGATTTGACTTTAATCGGTGGCATTATGGATAGAGCTATGTCTAAGGTTAAAGACGCAGCAGGTAAGTCAGTTGATAGGTTTGTACGTAATAGTATTGGTATGGCAGTTGTAGACGTTGCTAACGCTTCCTCTGTTAACATGGACAACCTAGCTATTGACGGGGGAACGCTTAATTCATCTGGTATTACTGCAAGACTTTGGTCACACGACAAAGCAGCAGCAGGAGATAGATTCCCGATGTACCACAATAAAGCTAGGGTTGCACAGTCAGCACTTGTAACTTCTATTGCTGCATCTGGTTTGACTGTAAAAACAGTTAATCATGCGGTAACAGTGTTACAGGGTAAAGATGTCGAAGCTCTTCCAAGTGGCAAGTACAACATGATTGCACATACTGATATCCCTTATCAGCTAACAAGCAATCCAGGTTTTAAAGGTTGGGTAAGTTATACATCTGGCACATCAGCGGTTAAACAGTCACCTAACGAGATTACCGATGTAATTAGTGGGGTTACTATCAAGACTTCTACTCTTGGTTACAAGTTCCCTCTATCAGGCGATACTTTAAGCACTGCATCTGGTAATTTGTACGCATCTCTATTGTATGGTGATGAGGCGTTCGGTGTAAGTGAAGTATCAGGCAAACAGCGTAAAGGTTTTGAGCTATACTTGAAAGAATCAGGTCCCCAGTCAACTAACGATCCGGCGAACAAGCTAAAGATAGCTGCGTTTAAATTCGTTATGGCTGCAAAGATTCTGAATAAGAGTGCTGGTTTGTTTATACTGACTACAGGAAAATAGTTCTTTGACAATTACATAGTTATTTCGGGGGGGATAGTTTCGGCTATCCCTCTACTATTGGAGGTGAGATTGTGAAAAAGAAACCTATGCCAAAAATGCCAAAATGTTAATTTAATTGTAAATATAGGATAATTTAAAAGAGATGTTGACAAGGCGTCTCTTTTTTGTTTATACTAGTGAGTAAATATTGATTAAAAATTAAGGAACAACATGAACAAGTACATAAACAAGTCAAAGATAGTTTTTCCGATTAGCCAAGCATCAAAAAAGTATTATGAAGAAAAAATGGTAGAAGCAACGTTTAATCCCAATTTATTCATATATCTATGCGAGCCTACAGAATTATCTAATAGGGATAAAATAAAAAACAAAATAAAATCATTTGGTTGTTATCTATCAAGAATTAAAAGAGCAATATTAAATCAACAGGATGATAATTAATGCGTCTAAGCGTTGACCTAAACGAAAACCAAGAGAAGAAGCTACAGCAAATAAAAGAGCAGCTGCAGACACCTAGCAAGGCTGAGACTGTTAGGCGTTTGATTATTGAGAAAGAAATAAAAGATGCTAGGATTTAGTGTTGTAAAAACATGCGAACTATCAAAATTGCAACGAAAATCTAAATATCAAGAGAAAATAATAAAACTTTTAATAGATAATTTGGATATGAATAATGATTTAAAACAAATAATTCGTAAGGGGATAGAAAAATGCACGTCAACATTATAGTACCGTTTCACAAGAACTATGACACAATCGAGAACCTACTGCGAAGTATTGAAGATCAGGACTACAAGGATTATGATGTTACTATCGTAATTGACGGTGATAAAGACAATAAAGCTAAAAACTCAGTAGTATATGATATGTTGTCAAATAAATTTCCCCAAAAAAGCAACTTATATTCATACGATAAAAACCAAGGTGCATCTTTTGCTAGAAATCATGGCGCAAAATATACAGATGGCGACATTCTATTCTTCATCGATGCAGATTGTGAACTATACCCTGGCATGTTGCGTGAGTGCGTAACTCAGTTTGAATTAAACCCTGATATTGACTTTGTATACGGTAATTACCGCTTTGAGCATAAATCCGAGTTCTATTCACAGCCTTTTGACGCTTACCATTTGCAAACCATGAATTATATTAGCACTATGTCACCAGTAAGACGTAGCGCATTTGATAAAGTTGGAGGATTTAAAGTTGATCAAGAGTTTTTTCAAGATTGGTCTTTGTTTTATCGGATATCAGAAGCCGGATGCAAGGGAAAGTATATTAACGAGTTCATATTCTCTACTAAACTTCCTGACGAAAACAGTATCAGCGGTAAAAAAGGATTAAATCTAGCCCAAAAAGCATCGAAGTTTAGAGAATATCACAAAATACCAGATAAAAAGATAGCTGTTACCACGTTTTCAGCTCCTACACAGGCAATACAGAGAGCAAAGATGCTTGATGCTGATTATGTCGGGCAAGTTCCTGGCAGTAGACGTGAATTATACCCATTAAATCTATGCTTTGATAACTGGCAGGGCGTTTACTTGGTCGGAGTGTTTAATGAGCCACTTGAGGCATTAAGTACACACTTGGAATATACCAGTTTGAACAGGGATATTAAGAAGATCTTCCATTTTATCGGAACAGATGTATATCAGTTAATTACAGAACAGAACTTTTTGACGCTTAAAGCAATTAAGAAGATGTTCGAGATACAAGATATCAAGTTGTTTGCTAATAGCCCTAGAATGGTCAGAGAACTAGCGGAAATCGGGATTGATGCTGAGTTGTTATATACCCCAGTTTATCAGATTGAAAAGTATCAGCCATTATCACCATTACCCAAAGACTTTACCGTAGCGATATATTACAGCGATAGCAATCCTATGCAAGCACTATTAAACAACGGAAAGAGCAACATGCCGTTACTGATGGATGTTGCAAAAGCATTACCGCATATTAAGTTCAAGCTATTCGGTGGTGCAGCTAAGACCGTAAAAGATAACGTAGAATATTGCGGTAGGATATCAGAGGATAAGATGCCGGAGTTTATCAACGGTTGCTCCATGAACTTGAGATCAAATATACATGACGGATTCCCACAGTTGCCTATACAGTTCATGTGCTGCGGTAGGCAGGCGTTAGTGAGTGTTCCTGATACTGAGTTCGCATTTGCAGAGAAACTGAGCTTTGAAGCGGTTAATTGCCCGATTAGTAAAGTATCAGTAGGTTATGAGCAGGCTAAAGAAGAAATAATAGATAAGATCATGAAAATGAAAGATAAGTCACAAACTATAGGAGTATGTAGAAGTAATACCCCTGAAGTTTTAGCAAAAGAAGCAAGTAAATACTATTCGGGATTAATGAGCGAAGCTGTATTCAAACAGCGAATACATCAGTGTTTGGAGTAGATTATGATAACAAAATACTTAGAAATTGTTTATATGTCGGTTGGTGTTTTGGTTGTAGTAACCGTGTGTATAATGCTTGTGTCTAGTTGTATATTGTTGGTGTTTGACAACAGATATAAAATAAACAAAAAAAATGCTTATGCAGATATTGCTAGTAAATTAGGAGAGATACACAGATGGTGTAGTTATGAATTCCCCGATGTAGGGCATGTTTGTTATAATTTAATAAATTATATAAATGGTAATCCTAGCCAAGGGGTAGAAGCACTAAGGGAAACACTAAGAAGGAATAAGAAATAATGAAAATATCCCTCGTGCTACCAGTATATAATCAGCAAACAACTATCCGTGATTGTATGCATAGTCTAATTAACCAGACATACAAAAACACTGAGTTAATTGTGATTGATGATGGTAGCAAAGACGAAACTCCCAAGATCATAGAATACATGCTCAAAGGTAGGAGAAATACTAAGCGAATATACCACGACAAGCGGATAGGGGCTGGAGTTGGCAGGAACGAGGGAAATAATGCTGCTACTGGCGATATAATAGCTGTATGTGATTGCGATATATACTTTAAAGACAGATGTGATGTAATTGTTGAGGCGTTCAGCAAAGATGCAGATATGGGCGTGTTTTATTCAGCTGCACAGTTGCGAGATGCTAAGCACAAAGATAGCTACGGATTGCATGAGGCTTATGCGTGGGACTTTAAAAGTAAATGCCCTATATGTCACCCCACAGTTGCATATAAGCGGGAGTTAGCACTTGATACTTCATACTATGAAACAACAATTGATAGTGATCTTTACGAGTTTATGTTGCTGGATATGCACAAAAAAGGTGTTAAGTTCAACGGTTGTCAAGTGCCTACGTTAACCAAGATTGAGGGCAACAGTAAGCGGAACGTGGAAGAAGTAAAGAATCTTAAGCGGTTGATGTATAAAGACTATGGAATAGAGGTATAAAATGAAATTCACCAGTACCGAAGACGCACACAAAAAGCATCAGGAACAATATATATCCGATGGTGTACTAAAAGGAATGGGTACAATATACAGCCACGACCATTACCGGGCTAGATTTGTGCTTGATAGCGTGCCTGTAGGCTCATATTTACTTGATGTAGGTTGTAACGGTGGAACACTGGCAATACCGCTTAAAACTGAGCGTAAATGCTATGTTAAAGCGATTGATATCCAACCTGTACTAGTGGAGAAAGCTAAAAAGCGTGGTATATATGCGGAGGTAGGCACAGCGGAGGACTTGTCGAGATTCGATGATAATAGCTTTGATGTGGTCATCTGTTGCGAAGTGCTGGAACATCTATTCGATGCAAGTATAGCAGTAAAAGAAGCGCATAGGGTACTAAGATCAGGTGGATTGTATATAATCACTGTACCGCACCCATTAAGCACTAATAGGGGATTGGGTGACTATCACCACAAAGTATTTACGCTGGATGAATTGAAAGAGTTAATAGGTGCTAGGTTTGGCAGTATAACAGCGGTAGAAATCCCATATACACGTGATTATTGCGATCAAGCAGGAGTTGACTATAAATGTCCTCAGTGGCATGGAATAATAGGAATAAAAAATTAAGCCTGGTTCTGTGAATCACGGCATGGTGACAAAGGGATAAGCGCTGAGTTTCCGTGTGCAACAGATTTAATCAGAGTAGCTTACTGTAACAGGGACTTTTTGATAAAGGAGTAAATAATGAAAGTATTCTCGATGATAATGTTTGTTATAGCGTTCTTGTCTTTTATTGTTTTTTTGGTTCAGCCTATTCTATGGGGAATAGATATCTTTTTTGACCTATCCCTGAACGCCGAAAAAGTATACGGTTTTTACATGATAACGGTAGGAGCTATGATCTTGTCTTTTACCGTTGAACTTTTAACACATACTATTTCGGAGGTTAATAATGAAAGTATTATACATACCAACACTTAATTGGGCGGTATCACAGTGGCGCATAGAATACCCGGCAAGGGAGATGTACAAGCAGCTTAATCTTACTGGTAAAGGTGCGGTATATGTCGACTACCTGTTTGACCCTAGAGAAAATATTGCATGGGATGCTATGTGCTTGAATCATGGCGATACATCGGAATCAATAATTGCTAGACTAAACTCTGCATGTAAGTTCTTTGATGTTATTGTTATCCAGAAAATACAGAGCAAAGACGGACTAGCGGTATTAATGGGGTTGAAAGAAATATACCCTGATAAATTATTCGTTGCTGAGATTGATGATAGCATAGGTGAAATAACACCATCTAATTACCAGATAGACCAGTTAAAAGACCATCACTCATGCGCTGCGTATCACGTACAGGAAAGCGATGCAGTTATTTGCTCTACTGACTATCTAGGTCGGTCAATCAAGGCTATAAACGAGAACTATCATGTATATTCTAACTGTATTAATTACGATATCTGGAAAGCTAAACGGAAACGCAATAACACCAAGAACATTAGAATCGGCTATGTTGCTGGTGGTGCGCATGATGAGGACTTGCTAATTGCTTATCGTGCTATGTTGCCGATAATGGAAGAGTATTCGAACGTACGCTTCGTAATTAGATATGGCGGTTTCCGTCCTGATTGGTTGCAGCATAAACAAATTGACTTCAAGCACGTTAATTGGGGCATAGATATATACCCTCAAGAACTGGCTAATTTAAGGCTAGATATCGGGCTGGCACCACTGCGAGATACGGAATTCAACCGATGCAAGAGCAATCTAAAATGGATTGAAATGTCCTCACTTGGAATACCAGTTGTTGCTAGTGCGGTAGAACCGTTTAATAATACATGCGGTAAAATATATCTAACCAGTAATAACATAGGAGAATTTAGCGAAAGGATATCGGATTGTATTCGCAATATAGGTAGTCCAGACCACAACAAAATAAAAGATCAGAACATCAACGAATATAACATAAAAAAAGAAATTTCACGTTTATTAGAGTTCTTTGAGATTAATTTACGTAAAAAAGTTGACATTCACAATTAAAAGCGTATTATTATAAATAAGGCATTAAACCATTTTTGGAGAGCCGGGTACAATTAACTTTGTGTCCGGCTTTTCGTATTTCAAGGAGAAATTATGAAAAGTATAG